GGCATGTGGGGCACAGGCATTCACGCATCGGTCACTTGGGAAATCCGCCGCGAACGAAGTGACATCCCGACATGGGTAAGCTACGACTTCCTTGAATTCTCTGAAAAGCTGGATGCGCTACACGACTGCGCACTCAGGGCACAGGAACGCTGGGGAATTCCAATTTTTCAGTTGACGCAACCAGCTAAATAATGGGACTCAACAAAGCATTTTTCGGTTTGCCACTTGCGACTCTGCAAAGTTTGCAAGCAAAATATATCGAGTGTCTGGAAGCCATTGCCGTGGCTGGAGCCAGCTACAGTATAGCCGGACGGTCGTTCACTCGGGCTAATCTGGGCGAGGTTTCGCAGGTTATTAAAGAACTCACCGCCGCGATCTCTTCCGCGAATGGAAGTCGTGTTCGTCGCACAGTCACAGCATTCCCTACGCAGCTACCTTAAATGAAACAAGACCTCATCACCCAAGCGATTGCGTTTATTTCTCCGCAGGCCGCGATGTCGCGAATGATCTCGCAGGCCAAGCTGCGCAACTTCGGGCGATTCGATTCTGCGCTGGACAGCACGAAGCGCGGCATCAGCCGCAATGTGTCCGGTGCCGAGGATACCGCAGGCACGACAGAACGATACAAACTCATCCGAGCCGCTCGCGATCTCGCAGACAATTTCCCTCCCATCCGTTCGCTTCTTCTGAAGTTCGCAACGTATGTCGCCGGGCGGCTTAACTACCAAGCTCGCACCGGCGACCGCGATCTCGACATGAAGATCGAGCGATACTGGCGGAACTGGTGCTCGAAGTGTGATTTCCTTCGTCGGCACGACTTCGTCACGCTCTTACAGCTTGCCGTTATGGCGGTGTTGCGCGATGGCGATTGCGGCTTTGTAATCGTGCGCGATCAAGGTGAGCTGCGACTTCAGAGCGTTGAGAGCGACCGCATCGGATCGCCTTACAACCGACTGATCGACTCGGACAATTACATCGGCGGAATCGTGCTCGATGACTACGGTCGTCCGGATCAATACGAGCTTTATGTCCGAACGATCTCAAACCAATACATCGATCCCACTCGGATTCCCGCAGCGGAATTCATCCATCTTTTCGACCCTACAAGACTCGACGAATACCGTGGACGGTCTGCATTTGCCACAGCACTCAACGCCGCTCGCGACTTACAGGAAGCACTCAAGGCCGAGATTCAAGCGATCAAGTTTGCGAGCTATCAGACAGGCATCATCATGTCGGAGACCGGTGCGGCCGAGGCCAGCGATTACTTTGCAAGCTCGCAACCAAACGACTTCGGACAACGGGCGAAGCTCGAGAGCGTTGACCCGGGCACGATGAACTATCTCTCCCCAGGTGAGAAGATGGAGATGTTTGAGAACTCCCGCCCGACCGGAGCATTCGGAGAGTTTGTCCGTCTCGTGCAATCACACATCTGTATGTCGGTGGGCTTGCCTTACGGATTTTCGTTCGACGCAGACAAGTCCGGCCCGATGGCGCGCATGGAAGCCGAGATGGCAGATCGCACATTTGCTCGCTGGCGCAGACTTCTGGAGACGCAATTTCTCGACCGCATCAAGAACATTGTGCTACTCGACGCCGCTTCTCGCGGTTTGATCCCAGATAACGAGTATTTACTGGATGGCCGCTGGGGATGGCCGCGCAAGGCGAGCATCGATTACGGTCGCGAAGCTCGCGCCGACATCGATCTATGGAAGGCAGGTTTGAAGACCGCAGCGCAAATCTACTCCGAGGGCGGCGAGGATTACGAAGAGGCTTTGCGAGCAAGGGCAAAAGAAGCTGCGATGATTCGCGACTTGAGTATCGAGTTGCAACTTGAACCGGGGAGAATCTCCGACTCTGCATCTGGAACGCTTCGTGACACCGTTGTGGAAGAAGGCAAGAAGATCGAAGCTCCGCTTATCGAATCCATCGGCATCGGCGGCACAGATGCGTTGGCAGCAATCCTTGCAAGCATGGGGCGTGGCGAACTCTCGCCAGAGCAAGTTGCTATCATCCTTAAGACCGTGTTCGGCATGGACGACGCTGCGGCGCAAGAGATCATCGACGCTCAACCCGGCAAAGAACAAGTTGCTCCTACACCCAAACAAGCGCAGTCCTCCTTTGCGGAGAGCTTCAAACCCACCGCAGGCATGATTGCCGAAGCGGAAAAAGGCTTGGAGTGGCGCGAGAAATTCAAGCGCGGAGGAACATCGATCGGTGTTGCTCGCGCTCGAGACATCTCGAACGGCAAGAACCTTTCGGAAGATACCGTTAAGCGCATGAACTCGTATTTTGCGCGGCACGAAGTTGATAAAAAGGGTGAAGGTTTTCAACCCGGAGAAGACGGATTCCCATCCGCTGGTCGCATCGCTTGGGCATTGTGGGGCGGAGACGCTGGACAGGTATGGGCAGCGGACAAAGTCAAAGGCATCAAGCTGGCAACTCGCCCAGAGGTGAGAGATTTTGCCATAGTCGTCAACGATGTCCACGGGAACTTTACAGCTGTGCAGCACGAGACCGCGATGGTCATGCCTGAACCCGAGCCACGCGAGCAGGAGGAAGACTTTATCGACCGGTGCATGGTAAACGCCACGATGGAATCCGAATATCCAGACTTCGATCAACGGCTCGCGGTCTGCAACAATCAATTGCAAGGAAAAAATAAATGATCGCTCAAGGCATAGCACTCGAAGCAAAACGCCAATTTTTAATTGGCATGCACCAACCAACGGACACATACAAGATCGCGCTTTATACGAAGCGCGCCAACATTGGGCCGAGCACGGCGCATTACACCGACGAGGGGGAAGTGAGCGGGCAAGGCTACACTCGCGGCGGGATCACGCTCACCGGGTTCAAGGCTGAGATGGTCGGTAAAAATGCAGCGATTACTTTCGACGATGCAAAGATCGACCGCGCTACCTTCACGGCACACGGGGCGATTGTTTACAACGCTTCGAAAAATAACGCTGTGCTTTGCACGCTGAACTTCGGCAACGATCGGCCAGTCTTCGATGGCGCGTTTGAACTTAAGTTCCCAACTCCGACCGAGAACTCGGCTCTTATTTTGTTCGCTTAAATTATGATCGCTACCAACCCAATCCAAATCAACGGCCAAACATTTGACCGCTACTCCTTGAATCTTGCCATCTCCGGCACCTACCGCCCGGACGGCCAGCCCGATGCCTGCATCAATTTGCTGTTGACCCCCACCCGCATCGCCCCCGCCAGCACCGACGACGAAGGAAACCCCATCCCCGCCCGCGCCGAACTCGCTCCGCAAGCCGCTCGCAGCCTCCTGCGCGGACGCCTCGCCGAAGTCAGCGACCCTGCCGAGATCGCCGCCATCTCCGCCATCCAGACCGCCCTGCAAACCTACCTCCAAGCGAAAGGACTCTAATGGCCCTCATTACCTCCGCAGCGAGTGGCAATTTTAACGCAGGCGCGACATGGACAGGGGGCGTTGTTCCGACAGTCGGCGACGAAGCCCGCGCTGCAACAGGCCATACGATCACCATTACCGCAAACGCTACCTGCGATGAAGTCTCAAACGCAGGCACCGGAATTTTTACGCTCAATGACGGAGTGACATTGACCGCCAATGTCACCAACAAATCCACCACGACCTCGCGCAACTGCCTGCAATTCACAGCCGCATCGCCTGCGGCGGGAACGATTGTGGGGAATTGCACGGGCGGGACGGTCACAGGTGCACAGGCCGCAGCAAACACTTCTACTGGAACACTGAATATCACCGGAAATATCTTCGGAGGCAGCGGAGGGACATCGACGGGCGCAGTTAACAACTCAACCGGAACTATAAACATAACAGGCAACTGCACGGCAGGAAGCTCAAGTTTTGCTTATGGCGCATTCAACAACTCAAGCGGGATCGTAAACATAACAGGAAATTGTTTCGGAGGTTCTGCGAGTGCGGCTTACGGTGTGGGCAATAATGCCGCTGGTGGCGTTGTTACCATTACAGGCAATGCGACCGGCGGATCAATAATTGCAACCACTTATGGGGCAGCTAACGTATCAACCGGAACAATAAATATTTCAGGAATAGCTGAGGGGGGTGTTTTTGCTTCTGGCGCAAATAACGCAACTGCAGGAACGATCAATTTAGGTAGAGCTAAAGGCAACGCCTACGGCCCCGGCAACACCAGTGGCCTCGTCGCAGCAGTCGGCGCGTCAAACGCTGGACTCGGCGTCATCGAAGTCGAAGAGCTGGAATTCGGCCAATACGGTATGAACCCCACCAGCGGCACCGGCATTCGCCTCAAGAAAGTCAGCACCAACCAAGCCATCTTCACCTATGTCGATGCAGGCTCCGCAAAAACCTTGGTGGACGCCACGCAAGGCCAGATGCCCGCCGCCACCGATGTCCGCACCGGAGTTAGCTACGCCAGCGGCGCGTTGACCGGCACCTGCGCCGTCCCATCCGCCGCCAGCGTCGGATTCGGCGTCCCAGTCGATGCCACCACCGGCACCGCCGCGCTCACGCCTGCGAGTGTGTGGGATCATTTACTTTCAGCCATCACCACAAGCAGCACCATCGGCACACTTCTCAAAACCAACATCGACGCCACAATCTCAAGCCGATCCACCGCCACGACCGCAGGCATCGCAGATGCCGTGTGGGATGAAGTTCTCACAGGCGCAACGCACAACATCGCCACCAGCGCAGGCCGCAGGCTGCGCGCGCTTGGGAACCAGATTATTCTTGAAAACTCAGCGGTGACGAGCACGACGAACTCGATCACTTTTAATGGTCTCGCATCGGCAATCACAGGGGCATACGACCCTGCGCTCATCTACATCGTTGAAGGCACGGGCGTGGGCCAGTGCCGCAACATCCTTGAGTATCGCGGAGCGACAAAGACGGCGATTGTGGATCGCGATTGGCGAGTGTTGCCGGACGACACCAGCAATTATGTAATCGTCGCCAACGCTGGGCGCGAGCACGTCAACGAAGGCGCAGCCGCTGGCGGATCGAGCAATACAATTATTCTTAACGCCAGCGCATCTGCGACAGACGATGCCTACAACGGCCAGGTTGTTTTCATCCGCTCTGGCACAGGCGCAGATCAGGCCCGCCGCGTAGTGGGCTACGTCGGCTCAACACGCACGGCAACTGTCGATCGCGCTTGGGCGACCACGCCGACAACTGAGAGTGCTTATGTAATGTTGCCGACAGGCGAGTTTTCGCAGGATTATGTTTCAGTAGCGATCCGCACGGAACTCACTCCGGAGCTTGACGAGATCGGAGAAATCCACGCGATCCACGGGCTGAAGACCGGAGATGCACTCACCGTCACACCCACCAGCCGCATCGCTGGGGCGATCTCGCAGACGATCAGCGGCGACGGCACCACCACGACCACCGTCTCTCGCGACTAATGACGATCCTGACCAGCCTGCTCATCGCAACGCAGGGCTTGCTGCCAAGCCCTACGCCGATCTCGATTGGATCGCAGGGCTTGCTCCAGACAGGTGAGGCACCACCGCCACCACCGCCAATCGTCGTTATTGATTCGGGCGGCACTTACACGCACTTCCGCAGATACGACCGTCCGGCAGTCGTCGTAAAGGTAAACGGAGTCGTCGGCAATCTCACGACCGCATCGGTCGAGATTGCGATCTCGGCACGAGTGCAGACTGGCAGCACCAGGCTAAAGGCCAGCGCAACGCAGCCGTCCTACCATCTCGGTGCGACTACCGACTTGGCAGGATGCACTCACAACCTTTCCGCTTCGCGAATCAAGCCGCATGTATCAACATCCTTCCGGCTGGTGGGCTGCAAAGAGCAGGATCAAAATATTATTCGCGCACTCGCTACCGCAGCACTCCAGCAGTTCCGACGCAACAGAGCAGAGCGCGAAGCCTAACACTCCGTCCGCACTGCGTTGACATGCCGACCAAGGCATGGACATCATCGAAGGCGTATCAATCATTTCTGTAGGGGAAGCAAAGGGCCACGGGCTTTTCGTGGACGACATAACATTACAGGAAGTGAAATCGTGTGCGGAGTCTTACGCCGGTGGCGTAAAGGTCAACCTAGACCACGGCGCAGGGATTAAGGACATCGTTGGATTCTGCGACAATTTTCGCATTGTAGGGGGAAAACTTGTTGCCGATCTAAACCTCCTTGAGACCGCAGAGAAGCGAGCCTACGTGCTCGAGATCGCTTCTCGCATGCCGGACACCTTCGGAATTTCCATCGCTTTCAGCGGCCCAGTTCGTGAGAAGGATGGCCGATCCTTCGCCAGCTGCACCGAGCTTTACTCCGCCGATCTCGTCCAAACGCCAGCAGCAAATCCCACCGGACTTTTTAGTTTTACGGCAAAGTCGGTTGACACCTCCGCCAAAGAAATGATCGACGACAAAAACAAAATGGAAGACGGCGAGGAGGACACAGTGTCCATCGCAGACATCATCGAACGCCTATCAGCACTCGAAACCGCCTTCGGCGATTACAAGAGCAAAATGGAAGAGATGCCCAAGGACGAAGAGAAGATGGAAGACGCTCCCAAGGACGAAGAGAAGGATTCTGAAATGTCCAAGCTCTCCGCCAAGCTCGATCTCATCATCTCCAATTTTGGAGCCGCTCCGCTCAAGGCCAGCACGGTCGCAAACGAAGCCGAGAAGCTCTCGATCAAATCCATCATCGATAACAAAACTCGCGAACTAGGTAGCCGCACCGCAGCCATTAAATTCGCGATGACCAATCACCCCGCTGAATACATCGCTCTTCGCGACTCTAATCAACTCAACTTTTAATCACCCACTAATATGGCAACTCAAATCGACAATACATTTCGCAGCTTCACATTCGCCTCGGCGATTTCTGCGAACACACTCGTAGCCGTCACCGGCGATAATGCAGCCGCTGCGCTCGTCACAGCCTCACTCGCCATCGGCGTTGTGCAGGACGATGTTGACGCTTCCGGCGTAGGCGCAGTCAAGCTGTTCGCACCAACTCAATTCGGCATCGTCTCGCCCGGCCCAGTGACCGCAGGCGCAAATGTGTTCGCCACAACCGGCGGAGTAATCGTCGGAACTCTCCTTACCTCGGGGATCACACTTGGCATCGCCGTTGAAAACGGGGCCACAGGCGAAGTCGTCGAATACATCGTCCAAAAGTAACCCTTTAAAATCCTAACAATATGTTATCCTCTACCACAATTCGCGGCGACATCGCCCAGGCCGTATACGAAGGCCGCAGCAACAAGGCCAACCTCTTCATCGGCGCGCAAGTCATGCCGATCTACGTTGCCGATGTTCGCTCCGGCGAATATCTCAAAATCAATCTCGGGCAGTCCGAGGCACTCAACGACGACGCAACCAAGATCGCTGCCGGTTCGGCCTATCCTCGCGTCAACCGCAAGTTCGTCAGCGACACATTCACCGCCACCGAGTTCGGCCTTGAGGAAATCCTTCCTGACCAGACCCAGCGGGATCTCGCTCGCTTCCTCGATGTTGAGGTTGCCATCGCCGACATGCTCCTCAGCCAAATCACAATCGGTCACGAGGCTCGCGTTGCATCCGCCACGTTCGCCGCTAACGGCCTCACAGCGATCTCTGCTGCTGGAGCCACTGCTGCATACACCGAGGCCAACATCACCAGCTTCGATCTCCCTGCGGACGTTGCCGCTGGCAAGCTCGAACTCGCCAAGGTTGGGGTGCTTCCAAACACGCTGATCCTCTCTGCGACTCTGTTCGAGCGCGTTCGCCGCTCGACCAAGGTCCAGAACCAAATGTTCGGCGTTGTCGCCACCAACAGCACACGCCTCCTCTCCGAGCAAGAAGTTGCTCAAGCGGTCGGTGTCGATCAAGTGCTTGTCGGTCGCGCTCCTAAAAATTCTGCCGCCAAAGGCAAAGCCTACTCCGGATCGTTCATCTGGAACGACACCTACATCGCCCTCGCTCATGTGGTCGGTGGAGAGTTCGCCGCCGGCGGGTTCGGCCGCTCGATCCTCTGGGGCGCAGATTCACCAGTGCCATTCGTGGCAGAGACCTACCGCGACGAGGCTCGCCGCAGCAATGTTCTGCGCGTTCGCCAACACGTTGCCGAGAAGGTCATCGACGGTTCCAGCATCATCCGCATCACGACCGGTCTCTAATTCAGTCGCTGGCTTGTATTGGTTTTTCATAGCAAAGAGCCGGGGAGCAATCCCCGGCTTTTTTGTTTTCGCAAATAATCTTGACGAGTGGTAACGATAGGGAAGATGAGCACACAACCGCGTTTGGTAGCCGCCTTAATTTGCGGCAATGAAGAGGAGCGAATCGAGCGATGCGTGACATCGCTACAAAAAATCTGCAACGAGATCGTCGTTGTTAGAGCAACCGGCAGCCTAAAGCCGGACAATACCCTGAACATCGCTGAAGGGCTTGGATGCAGGGTCAGCGAGTATCGCAACTCTCCGCTGTGTGGATCGTGGCCGCATGTCGACGACTTTGCCGCAGCGAGAAATCACGCTTTCCAAATCGCGTATTCGCTGATCGAAGATGGCGACTGGGTCATGTGGGCAGACTGCGACGACGTGCTTGCCGATAACATGGTCGAGCCGCATTTGAAGATGCTCCGCGAAGTCAGCCCCGAAGTGCATTGGGTGCTCACCGACTATGTCATCACCGAGCAAGGCAAGCGGGCGCCACGCGAGAGGTTCTTCCGCAAAAACTCAGCTTGGTGGTGGAGACCGGTGCACGAGAACGCACACCCACCGAGCGGAGAAGATGGCGAGCCGCTGCCACGCAAGATTCTTCTCCGCCGCGATCTGGAGATCGAGCACCGGCCTGCTCTCGGACGCAGGCCCAGCAACGACCGCAACCTACGCA